CGTTCCTCTTCCTTGTGTTTTGCCTTCTTGGGGTAATTGTTTCCTCTGTGGTTCTGGACTTACCGACAAAATCGACTTGAATTTGATTCCCAAGTGTTCGTGTGTCGATGATGAAGAAGGTGAAGAGATGTGTGTGTGTTCGTCTTGTGTGCCCCCCTACGACGGTAATGATGACCAGTGGTGAGTAAATCTGCCGTCTATTCTTACGGTGGGGGTTCCGCCCCCCTACGACGGTAAGTGTCAGTGGTGAGTAAATCTTCCGTCTATTCTAACCTATCGTCTATTCTTACGGTGGGGGTTCCGCCCCCCTACGACGGTAAGTGTCAGTGGTGAGTAAATCTTCCGTCTATTCTAACCTATCGTCTATTCTTACGGTGGGGGTTCCGCCCCCCTACGACGGTAAGTGTCAGTGGTGAGTAAATCTTCCGTCTATTCTAACCTATCGTCTATTCTTACGGTGGGGGTTGCCGTATCTTTTTTTACGTTTGGATTCGTTGTTATGAGAGATTCATTATCGGATTGGATTCGTTGTTATGAGAGATTCATCATATATTAGTATTTGAATTCTATCACCTGCCGTCTATATTTACCGTAGGTCAGAATGGACGGCGGATTCTCTCGACGTTTCTTTTTCAAGACTTTCTTTTTGGTTGACAATCATCATCCGTCCATTCTTACTCCCTTGCGACTTCGTCGCTGCTTCGCTGGTCTATTCTTACGGCGGGGGTTCCGCCCCCCTACGACGGTTGTTTATTTGTCTATAATCATCCTCCGTCCATCTTTACTCTCTACGCTTCGCTGGTCTATTCTTACGGCGGGGGTTCCGCCCCCCCACGACGGTTGTTTATTTGTATATAATCATCCTCCGTCTATCTTTACTCTCTACGCTTCGCTGGTCCATTTTTACGGCGGTTATGCTCGGGGGGTGTTTTAGACTTTATCGGGTGGGCGGAAATCGGTGACATAACAACCAATGACTCATATTATGGTCTCGTCGTATGGTTCATACTGAATCTTAATTCATTCGTTTGAGATTCCGATTCATTCGTTTGAGAGATTCTGATTCATTCGTTTGAGAGATTGGGATTCATTCGTTTGAGATTCTGATTCATTCGTTAGAGATTCCGATTCATTCGTTTGAGAGATTGGGATATTAGCATTTCAATATCTGCCGTAAGATTTTACCGTAGGTCAGAATGGACGGTGGATGTTATTCAATCTCTCGACGTTTCTTTTTCAAGACTTTCTTTTTGGTTGACAATCATCCTCCGTCTATTTTCACTCCCTTGCGACTTCGTCGCTGCTTCGCTGGTCTATTCTTACGGCGGGGGTTCCGCCCCCCTACGACGGTTGTTTATTTGTCTATAATCATCCTCCGTCCATTCTTACTCCCTTGCGACTTCGTCGCTGCTTCGCCGGTCTATTCTTACGGCGGGGGTTCCGCCCCCCTACGACGGTTGTTTATTTGTCTATAATCATCCTCCGTCTATCTTTACTCTCTACGCTTCGCCGGTTTATTCTTACGGCGGGGGTTCCGCCCCCCTACGACGGTTGTTTATTTGTCTATAATCATCCTCCGTCCATTTTCACTCCCTTGCGACTTCGTCGCTGCTTCGCCGGTTCATTCTTACGGCGGTTATGCTTGGGGGGGTGTTTTAGACTTTATCGGGTGGGCGGAAATCGGTGACATAACAACTAATGACTCACATTATGGTCTCATCGTATGGTTCATACAGATTATGGATTCATTCGTTTCAGAGATTCTTAATCATTCGTTTGAGAGATTCCGATTCATTCGTTTCAGAGATTCTTAATCATTCGTTTGAGAGATTCCGATTCATTCGTTTCAGAGATTCTTAATCATTCGTTTGAGAGATTCTGATTCATTCGTTTGAGAGATTCTTATTCATTCGTTTGAGAGATTCTGATTCATTCGTTTGAGAGATTGGGATATTAGCATTTCAATAACCGACGTAAGATTTTACCGTAGGTCAGAATGGACGGTGGATGTTATTCAATCTCTCGACGTTTCTTTTTCAAGACTTCTTTTTGGTTGACAATCATCCTCCGTCTATCTTTACTCTCTACGCTTCGCCGGTTTATTCTTACGGCGGGGGTTCCGCCCCCCCTACGACGGTTGTTTATTTGTCTATAATCATCCTCCGTCTATTTTCACTCCCTTGCGACTTCGTCGCTGCTTCGCCGGTCTATTCTTACGGCGGGGGTTCCGCCCCCCTACGACGGTTGTTTATTTGTCTATAATCATCCTCCGTCCATTCTTACTCCCTTGCGACTTCGTCGCTGCTTCGCCGGTTTATTCTTACGGCGGGGGTTTCGCCCCCCTACGACGGTTGTTTATTTGTCTATAATCATCTTATTTTCTCTTTCCTTCACTTTTTTGTAATAAAAATTTATTCTCTTTTCCGCTTTATTCTTTAATCCACTTCGATGCTCTTACTCTCTTCATTCCATCGTCCTATCTCTTCGCTCGTCTCGATGTCGTATATTATTCCTTTTCCTGATTTCAAGTATTTCACTCCTTTATATTCCACCTCTTCCACTTCCACTTCTTCTTCTATTTCTTCCCACTCTTTCGCTTCTCCTTCTTCTGATGATGATGATGATTGTTCTTCCGCTGATGTCTTTCTTTCTTTCTCTGCTTTCGCTTCTTCTTTCACTTTTGTTCCTTCTCCTTCTGCTTTCGGTGCTTTCGCTTTTGATGTTTTCGCTTTTGATGCTTTCGCTCCTTCTCCTTGTTTTTCTTTTTCTGCTTCTGTTTGTTTTTCTGTTTCTGTTTTCGGTGCTTTCGGGGCTTTCGGTGCTTTCGGTGTTTTCGCTTTTGATGCTTTCGCTCCTTCTCCTTGTTTTTCTGTTTCTGCTTCTGTTTGTTTTTCTGTTTCTGTTTTCGGTGCTTTCGGTGCTTTCGGTGCTTTCGGTGTTTTCGCTTTTGATGCTTTTGATGCTTTTGATGCTTCTCCTTGTGTTTCTGTTTCTGTTTCTGTTTGTGCTTCTGTTTCTGTTTGTGCTTCTGTTTCTGCTTCTCCTTGTGTTTCTGTTTGTGCTTTCGGTGCTTTCGGTGCTTTCGGTGCTTTCGGTGCTTTCGGTGCTTTCGGTGCTTTCGCTTTTGATGCTTTTGATGCTTCTCCTTGTGCTTCTCCTTGTGTTTCTCCTTGTGTTTCTCCTTGTGCTTCTGTTTGTGTTTGTGCTTTCGGTGTTTTCGCTTTTGATGCTTTCGCTCCTTCTCCTTGTGTTTCTGTTTCTCCTTTCTTCGCTCCTTTCTTCGGTGCTTTTCGGTTTTCTTCCTCTTTTCGCATTTCTTCCGCTTCTACCAATTCTATCGCTCTCTTCATCCATTCTATCTCTCTCTTCATCGCTTCCATCTCTTCCTTCAACTCATTCCTCACTTCACTCTCTCTCTTCCCCGTCCACGCTACGCACTTTCTTATTATCGCTTCCATTCTCTCTTCTTCTCTCTCTTCTTCTCTTTTCTTTTCAATTTTTTTTTCTTTTCTCCTTTCTCTTCTTCTATCTTCTTTTTTTTTTGCGGAGTATTTATTTCTCCGGAGATGACGGATTTCGAGATTCTAATTCAGCATAAAATGCTTTCACTCGCTTATTCACGAGTATCTTACTTACATCATAACTCAATATACTCATCCCTTCTAATGACTTAATACGCGAAAGCGCAACATAACTCTGCCCTGCTTCAAATACTGTGTCTCCAATATCAATAATACATCGTTCTAGTGTTGCGCCTTGACTTTTATGTATCGTTATAGCCCACGACAGAATAAGTGGGATTTGTGAAACTCCAATTCCCGGTATATTATCACTTAACCACGTATGATAATTAATAACCATTTCGAGTCCATTATTGAAACGCACGACGGGCAGTGGTGTCGTCGACTCATAAGAATCGGTAGTCGATGTTGTCATCCGGACAATGATACCCTGACTTCCATTACATATCGGTGTCGCAGCCGTTGTTATGGATTCTTCCATATTCACAACACACATAACTTGCGACCCCACGCGTAAATGCGTCACGTCATCGCACAATATACTATTCTTCAAAGAATTCAGTTCTGATAAAATTCGTTCCTGACTCTGTGATGCGCGTAGATGTCTCTCCTTTTCAGACAACGGTAAATCTGTATTGAATTTCAGAGTATATGTATACGTAGGACTATCTGGGTCAAGAATCGTGAGTTTCTCCATTTCCAATCGATTGATATCATCCGCGCGTGTTCGGGTAGAGTATAATATCGTCGGTTTCGTTTGTGGAGTTCCATCCTCCGATACATCTGGCAAAAGGACACCCACGCGCGACCGAAGAATTTCATCCGTGCGACGCGTAATCCGTCCTTCACGCACTTGATTCAATATTTGACAATATACGGGGTCATTTTGACGGAAGATTTGCTTCAATTGAATATGGTTTTCTTTTGGAAAGGTATGGAACCAACTGTCGCTTTCAAAACAAAATCGAGCGTTGTCTGGTTCTTCTGTGGAGACACCAACGGGTGGAAGTTGATAGAAGTCGCCACAAAATATGAGTTGGATTCCTCCGAAAGGGCGGGAATGACAATTACGCGTAGATTTACCCACGATATCTAAGATGTCAAACAACCGTTTTGACATCATACTTACTTCGTCTACGATAAGGGTTCGTGTCTTCCGCCAATCTTTCTTTTTGAAGAAGTTTTTTTCGACACGCTGAACGATTCGGTCAATATCGCCATTGGCGAGACCGATACCCGCCCACGAATGGATTGTTTTTGCTTTACAATCAAGCATTACCGCCGCGCATCCAGTAAGCGCACACACCTGAATATTATGTTCTCGTTGGGTCGCATATTTGTATATCTCTCGGATGAGTGCCGACTTTCCCGTTCCACCCGGACCAGTTATAAATACGTTCTGTCCTGACTTGTATTTATCAAATGCGAGTATTTGTTCTGGAGACATATGGTCTTGTAATGACGGAGACTGCTGCGACGGCGGAGACGGCAGAGATGGCGGAGACGGCGGAGATGGAAGTTCTTTTTTGATAACAGTCGTATATTTACGAATATCGTGAGATAATGTGGATGTCATCGCGTAATTCAATATAATGGTTTCTTCAATCAAACGAATCAATTTCAATTTAATATATTGAATTACTATAATATTTTCACGAATTGTTATATAGAAATATCTGAATAGTTATACTATTGTTTACCATATGAATACAATTACAACATCATACTCTTGCCCTCAAATGTTATATGCCGGAACATCGAATACAACGGGAATCATTCCACCTATCAGCGCAACGCCGAAGGAAACTCTCATGTCCAATGAATATTTAGAACGTGTAAAAAAATCTCAACTTATTCTTGAAAAATATCCAGACCGTGTCCCTCTTATCATTAAACCATCTGAAAACGACCGAGATTCGTTTCCAATCGACAAGACGAAATATATAACACCGAGAGATTTGACACTAGCCCAACTTCAACAAATCATTCGCAAGCGTATCCGGTTCCCACCGGAAAAGGCAATGTTTATGTTTATTCATAATAAAATATTCCCAATCACGTCAATGATTGGAACCATATATGATACACATAAGGATTCTGATGGATTTTTATATATAACTTATTGTCAGGAAAGCACATTCGGATAAGAAATAACATAGACACAATAAGATAAGTAGAATAACATATATCACTACATTCTATATGTTACGTTTTTTGAAAAATATAAAAAATCGGATAAAACAACAACTAAGTCATCGCGTAGTTAGAGGAAAACGTTCGTATATGATGGTATTCGACTCAAATATCATAAATGTACCGGAAGACAATTCTGATTCCGAACCCGCACCCACACCCACACCCGCACCTGTAAAAACACTTTTTTGTGTTGACATAAATGAATCCGAAATCAAAGAAGATTATGATGTTCAAGAACTACTTCAATCGTTGAGACACCAAAACATAGACGTATCTATGATGAGATTAGAACCACGATTCGAAGAACAAATACAACTCCATCCCGATATCATCAAAACCAAATTACGTTTGTTATATGTTATGATAGCAAATGATAAATATTCGAATATTTTCAACGAGATAAAAAGATATGATACGAAAAAAACAAAACGGCACCTCGGTGTTTTTCGGTATAACAACTATATTATCCGTATTGATGACTCTCCGTATAGTTTTATCAATGAGAATAAAGCAATAAAACAACTATCAAACACTAGTTCAAGCAAAACGTATCATAATCAAATTATCTTACCGTTTCTCGTGTATTCAAATATCAAAAGGTCTGCTAGTGATAATAAATGCTGTGAATGCGAACGTAATGATATATGTAAATGTATATACAATGATAACGCAGATAAACATCCTGACTTATCAAAACTGTCCCATTATTCACGGTCGTTATATCATTCTCTACGGCAAGATACCATATCATTTAGTATTCAACATTATGTCAAGGATACCTATCAATTATATGATTGGGTGAAAGACAATATCGGAAGTTATGTCTATAATCAATTTACGAATATTCAATATTCATTTTATATTCATTTGTTTCATCAATGTGCGTTATTGATACGCGAACTCCATCTGGCCGGTATCGTCCACGGTGATGTCAAACCAGACAATATTCTTATTCGAGAACACGACGACTTCAATTACTATCACATTGAAAATTGTAAAAAGTTTACTGTATATCTTATCGACTTTGGATTATCCGGAACTCCAGGTAAGGGAGTTGGAACAGGAGGAACGGTTCCATATTGTCATCCCGAATTTAAAAATATTCGAGATATAACAGCAAATAGTAAATATAATTGGAATATAGTTCAATTCAAACACGATGTATGGTCATTGGGATTCGCATTTATTACCTTATATATCTATCACGATTTCTATAGTTATTACTACAAATATCCTTCCTATTTTTTCGAAAAGAACGGCTATGTTTCTACATTGATATTAGACATTATATCAGATCGACTGCTCAATCAAATGTTTACAAAAATATTGACAGATAATGGTATAACGATAAACGAAGTGTGTGAGTTATTACAAGAAATGACGACTACCTCTTGACAAAGGACACATTTATGATACGATACTTTCCTTCTCCGTTTTGATATCATTTGTCGCTACCCCCGCGCTGACAATGACTTCTTGTTCTGTCGGAATATATTTCGCACTTGCTTGCTGTTCTATTTCCAGGATTGTTCCTGCGTCAATGGGTTTGGTCGGTGTTTCTTCATTTAGGGTATTATTTACAGTTGCGTTCATTATACGATATGGATTCATTCCAGTTCCTCGTAATGATTTTGGTAAATATTGTTCTTCTGGAGATGGTGTGTATTCTGTGATTACGGTACTCTCGATATCGGTATTTCTAACCGCGTCAACCGGACTCGCATCACTACTTGCGGAGCGTTGAAATTGAGTTTTCACGATTGCGCGCTTTTCTAATGTATCACGTTTAATATTCATATTTTGAAGAATATTCAAAAAAAGTTGAGGTGCTATCGATAGTGTATTCATATGGGTGCGATATTTAAAGGTACATACACTTGTTTCCGCGCTAATAAACTGGATACTATACCACCAGTATGCTGGAATAAACATAACCATACCTTGGAATAATTCAACTTCAAGCGTTTTAATCTTATCGAAATCATCTTGATATTCGGGTTGAACCTTCCACGGGTTCACTGGAGAACGAAATTCTAATATATCGTAATCATTAATGGGATATAGATACCGCGTATCTTTGGGTGGGATTAATAGGATTCGAATACTTCCTTGTGAAACAAGGAAATAATTCCGATAATTTACTTCATAACGAAGCGGTGTCGTTGTTTTTTCAGACGCCATCATAATATCATACATACATTTAGATACCATATACGGGCGTAGAAATTCATCATTTAATTGAAACAATTTGATAAGTCCGGTTTCATCGATGAAGTCTGTATTATTTTCACTAATATACTTTTGCTCTCTGTCTTTTTTAAGCACTTCGTGTGCGATTTTGAATGTAACCGGAATATACAGAACCGTTTCTTGTTCAGTTCCTTTTTGCTGTGCTTTAACATGTTCTTCACACGTTGATTGAGGGTGCGGAATCTTAGAAACATCACGAATATTAATGTCAAATGCGCGATAACTGGTATGTATTGTTTGATACGACAGTTGAGTTAGTAATTGGTCGTTATAGTATTCAAATGTTGTTGGTTGTCGTATATCACATACTTCTTCTAAACGTTGTTTCGATGGCTGGTCTATCTCATAGACTTCTAAATCATTACTTCGTTTCTGATGAAAATGAATATGTAAATAAAGAAATAATACGATACAGAAAATAAAAATAGATATAATCAACATTGTAAGTATGAATATTACTAGATATTCATATTTATACTTCTTTTTATTTACGCACTCGGAAGTTCACGAATGAGTAATGAAATATGTTCTGGAAAATGAGGTTTATCATAATCGTCGTCTTGGGATGGCGCAACGGGTTGTATTTCTTCATTATCGTTTGCGACATGTTCGGTTTCTTTTATTTTCGAATACTCTTCATTTTCGATTTCTTGGGAGTCAGAATGTAATATAACGATAGGTGGGCGTTCGGCGTCGGCATCGGCGTCAGCATCGGCGTCAGCATCGGCGTCAGCATCGGCACTAGGACCACGTTCAATTTCAGAACCGAGTTCTTGTTCGCAGATTTCATTTTCATAAAGACCATCATTATCCAAACCTTCATCTTGATATGTATGTCCACCAGTATCCATCGAACAGGTAGTAGTAGAACATTCGGGTTTGGCGCTTGTATTCAATAATCGTAAAAGCATCGTATTCATTTCATTTATCATTGTCTGTTGCGAATGAATAAGAGAACGGAGTTCTTGATTTTCTTTCACGATTGGTTCAATCTTCATAATAACTTCTGAGAGATTGGTTTCATTTACAATCTTATCTACAATCCCTTCTACAAATTCACGACTATTGGTTAAATCATTTATTACTACATCCATCAACAGTTCCTCTTCTTCTTCCTCTTCTTGTATTACTTCCGTATCATTTTCATCAGCGCGCTCCTTGTCTTTTACCCTCGTATTTTCGCTGGGTTTACTCCTCGTGTTCGTATTCGTATTCGTATTTGAGACTTTCATCTGTAATTGTTCTAACTGCTGAATAACATCATTTAATACATTATTATGTTCTTGTAATTTCGTATCGTGCGACTTCAACACAACCACAGGAGGCGGAATAACACCAGTATCTGATAAAATTGTAACAAATGGCGTAAGCGCTGTTTTACGTGCTACATTGGCATTTTTTGAATTTGTTTCGGTTAATAACGCACTCTGACGTAATGCCTCAATCTCTGCTGGACTTTTATACCTTGGATTCTTTCGAGGTATCCCTTTTTCATATATGAATTCGGGTTCATTGATGGATGGAACGATAAATGGGGGTGGTGGCGCACTGCTTGCGCCTGGAAGCGGAACGGATGTCATCGGAGTTGACCCACCCCCAACACCTGAATGTCGATACACTAACTCTTGCTGTTCTCTCTCCGCAAGTTCCATCTGTTGTGCAATAGCCATTTTTTGTTTTAAAATCTGAGTCTGGATTTCATTTTGTTTTTGAAGAATCCGAAGTTTCTCCGCAGGAAGTGCGCTACCTTGCATTTGTATGAATTTGGCTCGTTCCATCAACTGTCGCTTAATCAATTCTATATTTTCATAAATATTCATTGGCGGATAAATAACCTTTTCTGGGGTCATACTATTCTCACTTGTAAATTTTTGGTTCATCAATTGTTGTACGGTAGATGACGGTTTACCATAATACTGTGTTGTTGGGGTCCCATTGGTCGGTGAAATTTGGTTCGATGACGCACGCCGTTTTCGTGCGGCCGATAAAGCAGCATTTCCACTCATTATTGTATGTCGTTTGAAGATTATAAAGTGTAATAACACATTATTTCTATATTATTTGCGCATTTTCATCTTAATCGCGTCATAACTTTGATAGTTCAGAACGCAAAAATCGGAGAATGTATAATCATTGATATTGTCTCTCAACACGCCAATTTCAAGTCGTGGAAAAGGAAAGGGTTTACGCAATAATTGTGGCTTCAATGCTTCAATATGGTCGTCATAAATATGCGCGTTTCCTAAATGATATACGAATTCGTGGGCGACCAATCCGCAATGTTTCGCGAGAAGGTGCGTCAAAAAGCTATAAGACGCAATATTGAAAGGAACGCCTAAACCTACGTCACCGCTACGTTGATACAAGGCGCACGAAAGACGGTTTTGTTGGTCGACATTAAACTGGCACAATATATGACAAGGGGGGAGTGCCATTTCGTCCAATTGACACGGATTCCACGCAGACATAATGAGACGGCGCGAAAATCTCTCGACAGGGTCTTTCAGGCAGCGTATAATTTCGGCAAGTTGGTCGACACCTTGACCAGTATAATCCGTCTCGCACGTATCATATTTCGCATTGAAGTGGCGCCATTGATGACCATAGATGGGTCCTAGGTCGCCTTCGGCGTAGTGTGCGAGACCGCGGGATTCCATAAATTCGTGTGACGCATTGTCATCCCAGATATGGACGCCGACGGATTGTAAAAGGCGGTTGTCGGTTTTTCCTTGAATAAACCAAAGGAGTTCTTTGAGACACGTCTTCCACGCCATTTGTTTCGTAGTAAGAAGCGGGAGCCATCCTTGTTCCAATGAGAATACCATCGCTGCGCCAAAAATGGAGATAGTTCGACCATTACGCCCATTATGCTCGTTGTTTTGTTCGATGATATCGTGGATAAGATTTAGGTATTGGTATTCACTATGTGGATGGATGAAAATGGTAGGTTTTGGCATATGAGACGCAGTGATAGTCGCGGACGCAACATCATCATCATCAGGCGTATCCACTGGAACCGGAGTAAGAGTGGTGCTTATAATACTGTATTGTGCGACGCCGGTGTTTTCGGCGCGATAATGAGGAACACTATTGATTCTGGCGAAGCGGCGGAGCATTGTTTGAATTGTGGATATAGAGTATAAGAGTAATTCGTGTTTAATTCGATTCATTTCATTCATTCCATTTCATTCCATTTTAATATTCTCTGTATATATACCCAACAATGGAGGCATTCGAAGAAACTGTAAAAGAGGGAACGAAACGCGGAAGTTCATTTGTAGACCACGTGTTTCGTTTAGATGAACAACAACAAGGTGTTCTCTTGAATATCGTCCAGTATACCATCATTGGATTCGTTCCTATTTTGGTTATGCTCTATTTGGTTCGCACGTATGTCCCCGAACCCGATGACCACAAGGCAACCTTAATGATTTTAGTGGAAATCATCGGACAAATTATCTTTATGTTTGTCTTCATCTACTTTATCCATCGGTTAATCACGTATGTTCCAACCTACTCTGGATACAGATACAGCGAATTCAACTTTACGACTACGATTTTAGGCATTTTGATGATTCTCTTGAGTATCAAGACCAAATTGGGTGAAAAGGTTCAGATTATCGTGGACCGAACCATCGACCTACTTGGTGGCGAGACGAGTTACAACGGCACGGCAGGTGCCGCACAAGGAGGTCAGGGTGGCGCCGGCGGTGGCAGTGGCGCGGTTCGTATCACGCAACCTCTCTCACAACCTTACGCGGGAGGTGTCCCTAGCGGAATGATTGGTGGTGGAATGGCGCCTCCCAATCCGGTTCTCACTTCAAACCGTAATACCGGCACGGCAGACTACGGTCTCTCACAGGCGTCCCAACAACAACAAAACTTCAATAGCACTTACGCGCAAAATGTTGGCGGTGGTATGCCCGGCGGAATGATGTCGTTTGAACCGATGGCTGCCAATGAGGTTATCGGGTCGAAGTTTTAAGCAGCGTCGAAGGTGCGTGTCACTTCTCTATCAACACCTCTCGCGCCACATTTTTCATAATCTTACGTTCACCAATCGGGTCATCCTTGATTTCGTGAAGGACATTTCCAAGCATCTTATGATGAAACTCCTGGAGGCGCTGATTCGTTTCCCATCCCGGGTGTAAATCCATCCACTTTTTCACCGCGAAATACTCTTTATTGGCGATATCAATGAACGCCTGACGCATCCGCGCATTTCCCTCATCTCTCGCCCATTGCTTTTCATCGTGTAAATAAATGACGTCTCGTTTATGGTCGGTGCAGTGAATCGGGCGTTTATACAAGTCCAATTGTTTCAATCCATCAATCATCACTTTACTGATGCCTTCTACCAACCCTTGGTTGCGCGTATATGTCAAATCATCCATCGTGATTTCGAGAGAATTGATGAAATCGGTAAAATTCACCGCATTCTTACATTGTTCATTTAAGAAAAAGTTCAGATTGAATTGATTGTTGTTGGTATTATTGACAATAATATTGCGTTCCTTACTCAACTCCACCAATTGCTTTTGTAGCGTTTTATTCTGGTCCAATAACTCGTATACGAGAGAATCGAGAATTGACTTTTTGTTTCGTTTCTTTCCGTTTGCCCCGGAAAGAGCCGAAATCATTTTGCGTATATAATTACGGAGTTTATCATTTTGCGCGGTGATTATATCAGATACATTTGTCATTTCGCTTGCACAATCACTCTGACTCAGGTCATCATCAATGTCGGAGACAATGTCGTTGATGCTGCTGTTACTGCTACTGCTACTGCTGCTACTGCTGCTACTGCTGCTGTTCTCGTCACGACTGTCATCACTGTTATCATCCCGACGGTTGTCGCAATTCATTGAATATACCGGGTCTGATTCCGGTTCTAGTTCGTCCGAATAATGAAACACTTCGTTTTCAACGACTTTACTGGCAATTTTCCTCGGTTTAAAACGATGACGCACAATTGCGTCGTTATCATCGCTTTCAGGAGCAGACGCATCAGTGGTAGTTGATGTAATCACATCTCCACGCGGTTGTTGTTGCGCAATTGTCGCAGAGACAGTCGTCGTCGTTGTAAACGACATCGTCAGCGTATTCATCGAAATATCGTTCTTATGCCGATGTTGAAATTGTAGACACGTCGTCGTATGTTTATAATAACTTGAACGGTGGTTGTAGGTTTTTTTACATTGGCAAATATACTTTCCGTATTCTTTATCATCGGTATCCATCGTATTTTCGACATTCTCGATACTTTCGTCATTTTCAATATTCTCGTAAATGCTAGAGTTCAATGCTTCATATTGAAACAACAAATCATCCAAATTTTCATCGTTCAATTTCGGTTTATTTTTCAAGATATAAAAGTTCATTCGTTCTTTGGCGAGATATTCATTTTTACAAACGCATTCTTCCAAAATGACACAGTTCCAATTTTCCCAACCACCATTCTTTCGAATCGAATCATATAATCGTGATTTCACGGATAAATCCAAACTTTCACGCTTATGTTTATACTTTCGTTGCGTAAGATTGGTTGTATACGAAATATACGCGTCTGAAACATTTTTGTTTTTACAAGTAATTTGATAAATGATAGTATTTGAATAGTTGATATCCTTTCTTGGCATTTTTCACACTCTGAAAAGACACAGATGTATAATATAATACATTGGATATATTTATTATAGGTTTGGAATGAGCGCCCGTCCGGCACACTGACTTGTTCATTTTACCCCAGGGGTTTGGCAACATTCGCACCATCGATTGGTCTAAATGTTGCCAAAATCTTATCAATTTTTGAACATCATCGTCACAAATACTTGTCTGATTTTGTCTGATTTTGTCTGATTTTGTCTAAAAATGCATTTTGACATTTATGAGATTTTGGCAACATTGGCACCATAATCAGTCACGTCTTATGAACTACAACGACTACTTCTCCCGCTAACACCATTGGGGTAAAATGGTCAAAATTCAAAAATGTCCAAATCCGGGGTAGCCCGTTTTACTTTTAAAACGCGATTTTCGCGCATTTTTTGCCTGACGAGACCATAATTCGCGATTTTAAAGCATTATATGGCAACATTCTGCGGGAATGTCAGTAAGGCAATCGCAGAAAACCTGCTTCGGCACCATTTTTCGCAGTTTTCCGCCACACTGACGTTTCAAAAATCCATAAGATAATGGCAACATATGGTGTGATGTTTGGTCACGTCTTATAAAAAATGCGCATAAAATAGAACGGTCAGTCACGCACACACATACCACGCAACGCACTGTAACGTATAATAAACACATATCATATTGTATTGTATTATAGATGAAGAAGACGGTTGTTGTTGATTTGGAATTTATGCGTCCAACGGCCGGAGGAAAAAGAACCCGGTCTCGGTCCCGGTCGCGGTCGCAGTCGCGGTCGCAGTCGCGGAGAAGAGAGTGCGCAAACACTTCTCAAGATGAAGATTCAGAACTGGATATTGGGGTAATATTAAAGAATAATCAACTTACATACGACGACAACGACGAGACAAGCGATAACGATAACGACAACTACGAGACAAGCGATAACGATAACGACAACGACCACGACGAGACAAGCGATAGTGGGGTTGAGACGGATAACTCACCCGAGCGTCACCACAGTATAAAAGACACGGATTATGCCGTAGATTCAGATGAAGACCTCCTCCAATCCGTCATAGATGAACCCACGTTTCCGCTGAATGTAAATATGATATTATCTGCGATGAATCGGACAGAGAATAACACGATTGCGAATACAAGTAAAAGAGAGATTGACGCAAAACGCCACGAAATTCTTTCATCCTTACATTTGACACCTGAGAAACTGGCGGAGTTCGAGCGTAAACTCTCAATGTATCGCGTCATTGAAAATCCATACGACCTCAAACATTGCCAACTTATTCGTTGGATTCCACTACGTTCATTGGAAGCGCGACCATATCTAACACTCGGTGGAACATTATTCAAGGTTCAGGAAAACAAAGAAGATGGAACGCATTTAGTTACGATTCGAAATATTAAACGATTTATATTCAATATTCGTTTTGAATCCAATATTATGTTTCAGCGATTGAGTCAAGAAGAACTACTCATATTGAGTGTAGTTGAATATATTCAAAGTAACGACGAAGATATTAGTGCTGAATAGTTAAACGCCGCGCCGTTTTTGTTATATCACGCGTAAGTCTCGGGCGTAATGTCCCGCGCTTGGTTTTACACCGAAAACCGTGTTGTCTTAACCCACGACGATTAAATATGGCATTCGAGCATATCCCGAGACGTCGTGTCTCTGCGCGCGCGCCATTTGTTTTGATACATTTACATAACTTACCAGCAAGGATATGTTGCGCGCGTTCCTTCACGGACGACAATGTGATTTTACCTTTGTCTCCACGTCTACGTGGGTGATAATGATGAATAATTTTAACATAATCCTCACGGGTTAGTTTCATATCTTCATCAATATCATTATCGGTATATTTTACACTTGCTCGCATACCGTAGTCTCACACTCTCGAGTTTATTCGTCCGTTCTATAGTAGACAAATAAAAAGAATATAGATAAAATATAACAGAATGAAACAAAAAGTCGTAGTGTTCGATATCGATGAAACACTCGGCAATTTTTCCCAATTCTCTATCTTCAGTCACGTATTAGAAGACTATTTTAATAAACCAGACATCGTGTATCAATATTTCAACGATTTAGTTGATTTATATCCAGAAATCATACGCCCAAGTATGGTTCGTATCTTAGAGTATATCCGTAAAAAAAAGAATACAGGAGTCTGTAGTAAAGTTATGATATACACGAACAATACGGGGCCATCGAAATGGATATCGTGTATTCGGGAATATTTTGAAACAAAACTACGTATCACCGCCAAACAAAACGACACAAATCTAAATGGTCTCGCCATCATTACCCCCCTCTTTGACCATACAATTAAACCAAATACCAATCCTACTACCGAATCGATAACACATCCACAACGAACCACCAATGAAAAAACGGTGAGTGATTTCATACGATGCGGGCGTCTCCCGCGAGATATAGAAATATGTTTCCTGGACGACCTTCAACATCCTAAAATGGTAGATGAACGCGTTTATTATATCAAACTACAACCCTATTATTCATATATACCGTTTGAAATATTTGTGATTCGTTTCCTGAATAGCGCATTATATCGCGACGTATTTGAAAAGATATTTGTTCCATCTACAACATCCATTTCATCACCTACTGCGAAAAAACAAATTCTTTCAATTGAAATCCATAATATGTTTCTGAAATATGCGAATTTGGCGAAATATGACGCAAAGTCGCACCAATCTAAAGTTAACCCGCGCGAGATTGATGAAATTATCAGCAAATACATTTTATATCACCTTCAACTCTTTTTTCGTGATGGTGTTTTGGCGTCTGCGCCGGCGTCGACGTCGACGTCGACATCGACATCGACATCCGCAGTATTCTCGGGAACTACCCGCACCCAAAAACATCGCCGGAACTCTAAAAAAACGAATCGAAATCTTCTCTCGACGGCAACAACAAATCAAGGGCAGGTCGTCTTTGTTGATAAATCCACCGCAATAAAAAATATGCGAAATAAGACGGTTCGCAATCGTTAATGAAACCACGACATCTCGCCATTTGGATTGATATAGACTACCCGTTCTCCACGTAATTCTGCGGTAGCAATCACTTCTTCTCTCGCAATTTTCACCGCAGGTGTTTCGCGTATTTCATCAATGAACACGATTCCATTTTCACGTCGTGAGACAATACGCGCTCTCGCGAGTTCCAATGCAGCTTGGAAATTCTTTTCTCTTTGAAGATTCGCCCAACGCTGATGACGTCTATTGTTGCAGTGTTTGTCCCAGTTCCCTTGTGCCCCACGCCATCCACACGAACAACTGACGGGTCGAACAATTTCCAATTCGTGATAGGTATCGTTGAATATACGTGTCATAATCATTTGAATCGCGTGATGAAGAACCATCGGACTCGTTTCATATCCAGCATTTCCCTCTTCCGGTTTATAATTCACGAGTGCTTGAAATACGTCATCTTCGACGCCACGATGAACGAGATTGTATATGTCGTCGCTATAGATACTGGAATCTTCGCCGCAAAGTTCACCAACAATCTCATCCGCAACATCCATAATTTCACAATACAGTTCTTCATCATCCTCTTTAATCTCTTCGATGGTGTTCCAGCATTGTAGTATTGCTCCGGGGCGAATTGCGGTCAACGCAGTCTGTTTGTGTCGATGCAATGCGCCAAGCGCGTTCATTCCGCGTAAATACGCACCTTCGGGAATGGAACCTTGAATATCCTCTAATACACTCATCAATGTATCCAATTCATTTTGTATTTTTTCACGAGTTTCTGCGATGATTCCACTTTGATTCGATGACATTTGTGATTGATTATCAAACGTATACATAATCAACAAAAAACAAATTCAATTTTATGGCAACGCATCACTAACTACCGCAGTTGAATGTCTCCCAACTGTATAACTGGTTGTATTATATTTTGTTTGAACTTCTTTTGTGTATATTCAATAAGAGTATCGGATACAAAATGGGTAATCAAAATGAAAACGCACAGATACAAGATAAGACTTCGGTCGAATTCACTAAATTTGTTTCCACCAAAGAGCGCGAATTTTGGATTCGTCCAAGAAATGGTATTGAAACGAATGAGAAGTATAACAACTGCTGAATATAATAATATGTTTCGCAATAACGGGATATACCCAGGTAATACGGAATAAAACCCGAGCATTACAACCGTATAAGTTCCATAAACGAAATAGTCCAAATAATCATAATATATCGAAATTTTTTTGAATAATGGAGACAATAAATCGCGTAGATAAGTAATAATAGAAACCACCAAATCTTCCGCGGTTGTTTTGATGACGTTCATATTTCAATACAGTATACTACGAATATAATACAGTATACTACGAATATAATACAGTATATTACGAATATAATATTGTATTATGTAAATATAATAATAATGCTATTCGGCTGTATAAAATGATAACAAACGCGCACTTGGGTCAAGCACGCCTTCACAAAAAGGGTGTCGCCAGTAATAAGGGATGGTATGTCCGCGACCCTCATAAATATTCTCAAATATACGACGATAATAGAAACTCTCTTTGTCATAAGGAGGGTTATGGAGTGAAAATAAATGATGTCCTTTATTCTCAAACTCTGTATCTGAAATGACGCGGTCTGCGTATTCTTTCAGCATTTGGACCCATGTTCGTCCACCATCAGCAGAACTGACTCCATCACTAAACGCTTCCTTTCTTCTCCAAAGAACGTCGTCTGGTAAGAGTCCGTTTTCACCTTGGAATGCGCGACGAAGAAGATACTTCTCCATTTTTTCATCGCTGAACCGTTTCATACGTGGCGGAATTGTCATAACATACGTAAGAAATTCTTTATCTGCGAAAGGAACGCGCGCTTCTAACCCCGCACCACTAATGCTTTTATCTGACCGCAACAAGTCAAAGAACCGAACATCCCGAATCATTCGTTCGTTTTCACGGTGGAAATCCGCGTCGCTTGGCGCTTTGAGAAACCCGCGATATGAACCAAAGATTTCATCTGACATATCACCGCAATAAATCACGACATCATCGCTCTGTTGTTGGATGTATTTACTAATGAGGTAATTTCCGACAGAAGCCCGAATGGTAGTCGTACAATAACTCTCCGTCTGATAAATGGTCTCGTAAATGGAATGAAGAAAATCATTTTCTGTAAGAGCAACTTCGTGATGACATGTTCCCAGATGCTCGGCAACACGCCTCGCCCATTTCAAATCCACTGACCCTTCTAATCCAATACTATATGTATTTAAAACCGTATCAGGCGAAGTCTTTCTCAATTCTCGCGCAACAATCGCAGTTACGAGAGAACTATCCAATCCACCGGATAGAAGACATCCAACTGGTCTCTCACTCATCAGACGTTTGACAACTGCCTTTGTAAAGAGATCGCGAATATTCGCACATACGGCATCTTCGCCCCCTTCGCCCCCTTCGGGTATTTCCATAATCGGATAGGAATAATCCACCCGCAACTCCTTCAATTGTGTTTCGAAGAAGGACGCGGTATTGTTTTTCAGTATGATTTCTCCACACGAATATGATAGATACGCATAATCATAATAGGTTCGAAAAATAGCGCGATGGTCGTCTCCAGAGTATTCCATATAACTTCCTGACGGAAATTGAACGACTGTATCAGTCAATATGTGTATCGTTTTTAATTCACTTGCGACGCAAAATCCGTAATGGTCTGGATTTAGTGATACACACGCCAAATCAGAATACTCGCTTCCAAAAGCGCCGTCGTGTCGCGATACACCGATAAACAATGACCGCACACCTACCGGGTCTCTTGCAACATATGTATTCCCATTTTCATAATCGTGTAATACGAAACCAAAGACGCCATCAAGGCGACGAACCATTTCGTGAAACCCCAATTTTCGGTAGAGATGAATGATGATTTCGCAATCCGAACCACTTTGATACTCGTCTTCCAAATCGAACTCGGTTATCAGATGTTTAAAATTATAAATTTCACCATTACAAATGAGTCGACATTGTTTAAGATAAAACGGTTGGTTGGCCGCATTATCCATTCCATTGATGGAGAGGCGATGAAACCCCCACGCACGCATATCATCTTTTAGAAAAACTGACATATCCGGACCACGATGCGACGAGTGTATAAATGATTCTTGTAGCGTCTTCAGTTGAGCAAGCGCTAGTCGCGCCACCGTTTGAAAATAGAAAATACCGCACATATGAATCTAGAACGAACGAATAAAACTAGATATACAGACATATCATAATGTGTTTATATGTTATTATTTTCACATTATACAATAAGTATATATCACCCATCATAATGGAATTCTACGGTGTTATCAATGGCGCATATTCGAATCATCACGACCGTCTTGGTGAAATCAATCAACGTATTTCCGATAGAAACATACCGTCTACCGCACTATCTCCGGCATTTAATGTTCGTCCGATTTCTTCCAAATATTCGATGATGCCGATTTTAGAAACGCGTCCAGTGTCGACCGTTCCGACTCAATCTTACCAGCAATTCACGACGGAAAGTGTATTCAATCCGGGAAATGCGAAAGCACCGTGGCGTGGATGGGCGGAACGCGTAAATGTAGAATCATCTTTGCGAAATCAGTTTTTTGCTCTCCAACGAAATGACCGTGCAGTATATGTTCCAAACTCTACGAGCGATCTCTATCACGTTGAAGTTGACGCGCGTGATGTAGTTCAACCCAATCCATATTTATTTGATAATGGCGCCTCTCATTTCGCACCAATGAATCCGAACCCCCACAATTTAGGCAAACTGACGTTTGATAATTCGACGCGATTCCAGCTTCGCACGTTAAACTGCACGTATGATGGATTCTGTACAGGAGAAGGAGGACCAGTTGTTGAATCCAATACAAATTATATCCCAGAAGAACAATTGAAGAAAAAAGAGAAAGAAAAGGAACAACGAGAACATCTTGCGCATATTGAGGAGGGGTTTAGTGTTGGGAGGTCTAGGACAGAGACGATGAACTCGCAGACTACTTATACATTTCCAACCCATATTCCGCGCGCGACGGCATCGTCAAATGCGAAGGAAATGTTGACAATGCGTAGCCGGAAATAGTGGCGACATACGAAAGCAAACATAAAACCAAGACGAGTATAGAACAATATATGCCAAATTATTGTTCTATTATAACATATAACAGCGCATTAAAATGGCTGAAAGCACACAACTCAATCGTGGAGTGGATGAATGGAATGAAATTAATGAACTAACGCTGAGTGTTATGGCGAATCGAAACCGTTATGACAAGTGTAAAAAGACGATGGCGAATATAAATGGGTCTCTTGCTGAAATGTATTATACCGAAAAAATGTATTATAAAGAACGAATTATTGCGATGACGAGAGGGTTGTTTGAAGAAGAATGTGAAAATGACGAAATGAATCGGGCGCATCACGATTATTTGAAGTCGTGTATTGAATATTTGAAATGGAATGACATAACAGATATGGTTCAACAAGATACGCGTAGTGAAATTCGAGAGATAACGAGTCAAAACGCATTGTCTAGGTCGCCGTCGTCGTCGCCATCGTCGCCGTGTCCTCCTGCTCGGTCTTCGTCGCCATCCCCTGAACCGCCACCGTCGTCTACACCTACACCTACACCTACACCTACAATGACGGCGTCATCCATTGTTGCATTCGCGAATAAGATGTGTATACGCAAAAAAACAATGGACGATTTTATTGTCATCTCTCCGTCGGAAGAGAATACATCTGAAAAAATAAAAGCGCGATTACCAAAAGTGAGAGATTATAACAATGAAATATTACAGAAGGCGTCATCGCTCATACATCCGAAGACAGACCAACACCCAAACGATTCATAACTACAGTATCGTAAGGATTGAGTCCGCAGCATTCATCGTATATCGATGTTGAGAATTTGCTCCAAAGTCATCCGTAGTGATTGGGATATACCAGAAGTTGCGTGTTGGAATTAGCATAAATGCGTTGTATCCATTTATGGTTTCTCTTGTTGTACACTCGTTCATCAAATTGTCAATATCATAGAATGAAGTGTCGTCGCTGTCATAGGTATCATCGACATCTCTCTGCGAACCAATCACACCTAACATATCATCTTTGATATAATAGTCGTATTCTACTGATGGGACAATGACTGTCATAATGTAATTCAAAATGAGTTCACGAACATAGGACTTATATTTCATTTGGATCGTATTTTTTGGAGTTGGCAACCTAGAATCACCAACAGGAGGCGTCGTCGTCGTCGTCGTCGTCGTCGTATTTTCTTGTTCATTATAATATACATTTGAAACAATGGCGTAAAGGGTATATATTCTGGTTTCTTTGTTATATACGACATACGCTGTCTTGTAATGAAGTGTTTGCTGAGAATTATAAACGTTGATGCGATAGATATATTTCTGGATAGGCGTCATTGGGTTAATACACACGTGATGTGAGAAACCATTTGATTCATTATCTTCGTGAGTTGGTTCTTCTTCCTGTTCAGAATAATTGTCTTCTTCCGCTATCAAGTGGCATTGTTGGTTGTCTTCGTCGAATTGTCTATCCGATTGTAATGATATGATTATATTTGACGCATCCACCATTGTATCTTGAGAATTTGCTTCGGGAAGAAGGTCGACCTCCATCGTGGATACGATTCTTCGATGGGGTGTATATATTTTATAGGTTCGAATGGACGCATCTTTCAATGATGAGGTTTGAAATTGTTTGTTCTTGGAATAATACGAACGGGTTCTTACAACCATAGTGATACAATAACGATGCGTGAGATGAATTGAGATTGTTTTAGTTCAATTTTTTATGATATAATAGTATAAGTTTAGTATTCAAACAATGAATCACGACGAAATAGTTGGCGGGAAAGGAAAACGAAATGAATTATTTAAATCGGTTGCTTGTGCGCCGAGAGACCAGAGCAACCCCGATATAAACGAAACAAAGGATTTCTCGTGTTATTCATCCAAATCTCTCGATAAACTGAAAATACTTTGGAATAAGCGACATCCTGACCAAAAAATCCACGAAACCGACCCTCGTGCGATATGGACGGCACTGAAAAACAATATGAACCGAGTATGTCATCAAGAAGCGTGCTGGTTACGCCAGAGTTTCGCATCTTCCGGGATGGACCGCGAAATGGAACAATATACATTCGCACCACAAGCACCGAAACAATGGAAGAAGAATATTCACGAATGGCTCTCAAGTGTTGACATTGCCAATTCACTCAAGCAATACGAACACGCGATTCCATCGTTTATTTTTATTGGTCCATCGCCAATGGATTATGATGAAATCCTGGAAGATGGTCAGTGTGTATGGAATGAATTGTGTAATTTTGATATAATGAAACACGTGCGAAATGGGAAACCAAAAATTGGGATTGTTTTCAACACCGATCCACACGACAAACCAGGAGAACATTGGGTGTCAATGTTTATTGATGTTCGCGCAAAGGTTATATTCTTCTTTGATAGCACAGGCGACCCTCCTCAACGTCGGATACGGGCATTTATGAAAATGGTTTGCGAACAGGGAGCTGCCAACGGAATCGTATTCAAGGAGTATATTAATGATATCCATCATCAAAAAAAGAATACGGAATGTGGTGTGTATTCTATCTTTATGATAATTCATATGCTTCTTGGAAAAATGACTGTACATGATTTCCTGGATAAGAAGAAGACACTGACAGACAAGTACATGCAACGTTTTAGAAGGAAGTTCTTCAATGTGGATGAGACAGTGCCGACACCAAATACGGAGTTTTAGAGCGGCGTTGGTCCGCCTACCAGTCTTCGCCCGCCCGCCCGCCCGTCAGACCGGCGGGAAAATCTCAAACAACGGTCGTGTGTTATCATAAATTATATAAACCCGCAATAATATGTTTATATAATTGATTACTTTAATGTCATCTCTCGTATCTCAAGAAAACAAAGAACTTCTATGGTCTTTATTTGCCGAAGAAGGATTGTTCGACGGACTTCCTGAAAATGTAACTCCAGAGGAAATAAAGCATGTCTTCGAGAGAATCCTCAAACATCTCTCGGCAACCATTCCATCCCTTCACGCTGCCAAGTTGAAGGAATTACACCAAGCAAAACGTATCGCAATCGCAGAAGAAGATTATGATACTGCCAAGAAACTTCGTGCGGCCATTGACGAAATGGAAGCACCATTGGCGCGATTGGACAAATTAGAGGCGCGCAAGGTCCTCGCGATTCAAGCAGAAGATTATGAAGCAGCCAAGCAAATCAAAATGGAAATTGACCGAATTCGCGCAGCCTCTTTTTCTCTCAAAGAACTGAATAAGATTGCGATTGAATCTCTCGCCGTGAATATTCCGAAACTTGCGAGAGATATCAGTGCGATTAAATCGGGAAGCAGTGGTGGTAGCGCGCGGTTCGGTCTTTCGAATCATCACGACTTCGGCGGCGGTGGCGGTGGCAGCGGCGGCGTCCGAGAGATTTACAACGCAGAAGACTTTCATTCCCAGAAACGCCAAGAAGTGGAAATGAAGATGCGAGAGAAGGAAGCCGAGATGCGTTCGTTTTTTGAAGTTCCACGCCCTGCGGAGATTGACTTTTCAGATATTCCGAGAGATGCCCGACCCGTGATGCGTTTGAAGGCGCGTCCAGATGCGCGGAGTGGTCCATCAGTAGACAATGACGACAACAACGACAGTCCTCTCGCAGTCGACGGCGATGATATGGAGAAACTCATTGCTGAGAGAATTGCGTCGCGTCAACGCGATTTGGAAGAAATCACCGAGAGAATAAAGGCCACAATGCCACCGCCTTCCACCGCAACCACGTCCACAGTCACAGAATATAATCCAAACGATGTTATCCCACGCGAAGACGTCGCGCCGATGCCTACACTGATGCCAAGTATGGAAACACGCAAAGTCCGATTTCAAGAAGACACGACACCTATCTTTCTAAAACTGAAGAGAAAACCATTGACCGATGGCGACTAACAATATCTATATCTATAATAGATATGCCAAAAAGGTCAGTTTCCGTATTTTTACTAGTTCACGGTGTAATAGTCCCTCGTAATGAATCCCGAATTGTTGAAGAAAATCGAATCGAATACTCTATCGGATGCGAACCTTTACCGCCAAATGTAACTCTATATGCTCCAGATATTTTAGCCAAAGCGTATTATGAAAATAAAGTGAATACACGCCACTTTATCAAGCGTAAAATGGCGGAATGGGATAAAATGGGCGATTTTTCCGATTTTATTGCGGAACGACTTACGAAATTTGAACGAAAGGAGGTTTCGAAAATGTATGACATTTTAACACAGCGCGATAAAGACGACATTGCTGGATATGAAAAACAGAAACGAATGCCAATTGACGTGAAAATGAGCCGAAGGGCGCATATGAAGAGTGCGATATTAAAAGAAGGTATTACGTGGCGAAAACACGAGTGTTATATTCCGGAAAAAATATACATCCTACCTACAAATTACAGCGACCCCAATGAAAGAACCATTTTAGTCACGGTAGAAGAAATCGCGGAAAATGGGACACGACAATTAAGTCGTATGTTACCTATCCAAGGCTACATCCGAAACCCAAGAATGAACTTGATAGAGTTGAGAGAGCATTTGAAGAGGATGTGCCGTTTGACGGGCCCAAACGATACAATAACATTTTTTGATTTTTCTTGTTTTACATTTGATTTTCCGAAGTCGGGAATAGAACAGTATCAACCAAATTTGTTATCGTATCAAATGACAAAGAATCCCGATAACAGTGCTAGAATCATTTATGGAACAATGAGGAAAGACGTAATCAATGAAATGAGAAATGCGGAAGAAATAGGACTAAACGGAGTGTCGTTTGGCGACTCCCAAATGTCTGTTCTTACATTATCTTCACAGGAACAAGACTCGGGACCAGAGATGATGAGAGTTATGTCGAGTGCAGTTCGACCTACTTCGGAACTTCACGTGATTGTTCCGAAGGACGCAACTTCATATATCAATTTTGGCACATTTCAATATGAACGCAGTCGCACTCGCGGTCGCAGTCGCACTCGCAGTCGAAGTCGCAGTCGTTCCAGCGAACATCCAATGACTAAGGGTGGCAACAGAATCAAACGCGCGCGTATCCAAACAAGACGGATATGGCGTAAAATGGGAAGAGAATAAATATAACACAACGCAGACGATTCTTTTGAACATAATGCTTGACCAGATATCGATTTCAGAATGGAAGACGATGTTTGCCTTTTTGAACATAATGCTCGACCAGATATAGAATTCAGAATGGAAGACGATGTTTTGCTTCTTTTGAAAAATACTGGAGCAGTCGGGCCTGTAAGGCCCGTTTGACGCAAGTAATTTTAGTAAAAGAAGATTAAATGAAATCGACCCGCGACTGCTCGCCCACCCCCGTCCGTGGATCTGCCGGCAGTATTGTCCGACGACCCCGCTCCACCAAATTCCCCATCTTATACAATTCCAGGTCATAAATGATATGCGTGTCGGGGTCTTCCGCATATTCTTTCCCATTGACGACCAACTTCCGCAACGCCAATGTCTTCGTCTGTTTATTCAATTTCTTCGTCTTATCATCCTCCTCCGTCGCAATATTTGGTCGATATCCAAGTGTTTCCTCATCCGCCCCCATTCCAAACGAGTAGCACTGTAGACGTTCCTTCGCGGATGCATTTGCGTGAATCATACAATCAAATGACGACTCCTTCACTGCCGTCAATATCTGGCGTGTAATGCGTTCCTTAATATTGGATATCTCGTAAAGCGACTGGTCTGTACTCATTGGCGTGGTTCCATCTGTCTTGCTCTTATCATTCATCCGAATATTCAATGATTCGTCATTGTCCGACGCCATTTGGCGGGCGGTGAATCGCATTATATACAAAAATACGTCTACGGTTCGTAATTCTTCAGGCAAATCGACGTGACTACAAATACGACGCGCGCGACCAATGATTTGTTCTGTGCGAACCGGGTGCCAGTAAGGTTCAGTGATGTGAACG